TACATTGATGATTGTCGTGCAAAGTTTAAGACACTTCCTCCAGAAGATATTGCATTCCCAAGAACTGCATCTGATGTTCGTAAGTATAAAGCATCTTCTACAATCTACGCAAAAGGAACACCAATACATTGTCGGGGTGCTCTTTTGTTTAATCATTATATTACAAAGAAAAATTTAACAAATAAATATTCACTTATTGGTAATGGTGAGAAGGTTAAGTTTATTTACTTGAAGAAACCAAACATCATACAGGAGAATGTAATATCATTTATTCAAGACTTTCCAAGAGAACTTGGACTTGACAAATACATAGATTATGATCTACAATTTGAGAAGAGCTTCGTTGAACCACTTAAAGCAATTCTTGATTCGATTGGATGGAACGTCGAAAAAACTGTAAACCTTGAATTATTTTTTACCTAATGGATTTACCTATTGATGATAAAGATCTTGCAACCATAGTTGAGGCACTAAATCCTCACAGATCTAAGGTTTCATATCTACTTGAAGATACAACACTATATAAAAAATTGAGATTAGTAAAGGATGTTAGAGAAGCAAATCCTGATGGTCCTTACAAAAAAATACTTCGTGATACTTATGGAATGGTAATTTAATGGATTTTTTAAAAGAGATAGTAAAAGAGATTGGTGATGAGTACACCCAGATTGCAGCAGACATAGATGAAACAGAAAGATTCATTGATACAGGAAGTTATATCTTCAATGCGCTTGTTAGTGGTTCCGTTTATGGTGGCGTTTCTACTAATAAGATCACTGCCATTGCTGGTGAGACTTCTACTGGAAAAACTTATTTTTCCCTTGCTATTGTCAAGAACTTTTTGGACACTAATCCTGATGGGTATTGCCTCTATTTTGATACTGAAGCAGCAATCACCAAGGGATTACTTGCATCTCGTGGAATTGATCAAAACAGACTTGTTGTTGTCAATGTCGTTACCATAGAAGAGTTTCGAAGTAAGGCACTTCGTGCAGTAGATATATACTTGAAGACAGAAGAAGAGAATCGCAAACCTTGCATGTTTGTATTAGATTCTTTAGGTATGCTTTCTACAGAGAAAGAAATCACTGATGCACTTAATGATAAACAAGTCAGAGATATGACCAAATCTCAACTTGTTAAAGGTGCATTTCGTATGCTTACCTTGAAACTTGGTCAAGCAAATATTCCACTCATAGTTACAAATCACACTTACGATGTTATCGGATCTTACATCCCTACTAAAGAAATGGGAGGCGGCAGTGGCCTCAAGTATGCCGCGTCTACAATCATTTATCTCAGCAAAAAAAAGGAAAAGGATAAGACAGAAGTTGTTGGAAACATTATTAAAGCTAAGACGGCTAAAAGTAGACTCAGCAAAGAAAACCAACAAGTTGAAATAAGACTTTACTATGATGAAAGAGGACTTGATCGTTATTATGGTCTTCTTGAATTAGGAGAACTTGGTGGTCTCTGGAAGAATACTGCTGGAAGATATGAGGTTGATGGTAAAAAAATATATGCTAAAAATATATACGCAGAACCTGAGAAATATTTCACAGACGATATAATGAATAAACTAGACGAAATATCAAAGAAGAATTTTTCTTATGGAACGAATTGAATCTACAATTCTTAAAAACCTAATACACAATGAAGAGTATTCTCGAAAGGTAATTCCTTTTATTGAACCTGATTTTTTTGAAGATCGAAAGGAAAAGGTAATATTTGAAGAGATAACATCATTTATTGTCAAGTACGGATCATCTATAACTTTAGAAGCACTAAATATTGAGGTTGACAATCGAACTGATTTAAATGATTCTGAAGTCAAAGAAATACATGAGATAAATCAAAACCTCATAGAATCCCCTGTAGATCAGCAATGGTTGCTTGATTCTACAGAAAAGTGGTGCCGTGATCGTGCAATTTATCTTGCTTTGATGGAATCAATTCACATCGCAGATGGAAATGATGAAAAAAAGAATCGTGATGCTATACCAAATATACTATCGGATGCCCTTTCAGTTTCCTTTGACAACAATATTGGACATGATTACCTACTAAACTACGAAGACAGATATGAGTTCTACCACAAGAAAGAAGAAAAAATTGAGTTTGATCTGGAATACTTTAATAAAATTACCAAAGGTGGTTTACCTAATAAGACTCTTAACATCGCGCTTGCTGGTACTGGTGTCGGGAAGTCTTTATTCATGTGCCACGTTGCTAGCTCCGTGTTGCTACAAGGACGGAACGTACTCTATATTACAATGGAGATGGCAGAAGAGAAAATTGCTGAACGAATTGATGCAAATCTCTTAAATGTTTCAATACAGGATTTGACTGATTTGCCAAAGGTAATGTTTGAGAATAAGGTTACTGCCGTATCAAAGAAGACTCAAGGTCATTTAATTATTAAAGAATATCCAACTGCAGCTGCACACAGTGGACATTTTAAGACATTACTAAATGAATTATTGTTGAAAAAATCTTTTAAACCTGATATAATATTTGTAGATTACTTAAATATATGTGCATCATCACGTTACAGGGCAGGATCAAATGTTAACTCGTATTCCTATATTAAAGCGATTGCTGAAGAGCTCCGTGGTCTTGCAGTTGAAGCTAATGTTCCTATCGTCTCCGCTACTCAGACGACTCGCTCTGGCTTTGCTAGTAGTGATGTTGATCTTACTGATACAAGCGAAAGTTTTGGGCTTCCCGCAACTGCTGATCTTATGTTTGCTCTTATTTCTACGGAGGAATTGGAGACGCTCAACCAAATAATGGTTAAACAGTTAAAGAACCGTTATAATGATCCAACAATCTTTAAGAGGTTTGTTGTTGGTATAGACCGTGCAAAGATGAGATTATATGATTGTGAACAGAAGGCACAAGAAGATATTCTTGACAATGGGCAAGAAGAAGAGTATAATAAAGAGGACAAAAAACCTAAAAAGTCATTTGCTGAATTTAAATTTTGATAGTTCAAAGAGTTAAATGGTCGAGTGCCACTGTAATTCTTGTTGCTATGGTTTTTCATGTAATGGGATGGACTCCTTGGAATAGCATATTACAAATGATTGGTGCTGCAGGATGGGTTTATGTTGGATTTAAAACGGGAGAACGTGCTATCATTTTAAATTTTCTTCCACAATTCTTCATTATTATACCTGCTCTTATTATCTTATATTTTATTAAATAGTTTTATGTCTGGAGATTACGAAACACACAACAACCAACAACCTCATATAAACTATGCAGGATCAAAAGTTGACTTGGATAAGTATGCTTTATTCGTGGATGGTGTCACATCCGATCCCAGTAAAGATTATCAATCTTTCCTTAAAAGTCTTAGTACCCTTGACGGAGAGGGTTCCAATATTCACAGGCTTCTTACTGCTGCTGTTGGCATTAGTGCTGAAGGTGGTGAATTCATGGAGATCGTTAAGAAAATGGTTTTTCAGGGTAAGCCTTGGAATCATGATAATCGGGAGCATCTCATTATTGAGTTGGGAGATGTTATGTGGTACGTGATGCAAGCATGTAAAGCACTACATGTAACTCTTGATGAAGTGATAGAATGTAATGTAGATAAATTAAAGAAGAGATATCCTGGTGGAGATTTCGATGTTCATTATTCAGAAAACCGTAAGGAGGGAGACCTATGAGAGAACAACTAATTAAAGCACTACTCGCACATGCCCAAGGTGATATTGCTAAACACAAAGCAAATATTGAAGTATATCTTGCAAATCCTGTGGGTATTGGAGAACATTCAAATATTGTAGAAGCAATCGAAGGAGAATTAGATATGATTGCTAAGTATCAAGATCAGATAGACATTATAAATAAATACTTCAAAAAGTAAGTAGTCGTGGCAATCAACAATAAAGATGTTGAAGTATTGAGTGAGGCATTGTTTTGCTATTATTTTGCCATATACAATAAAAAGAAACAATCTGTTTATACTGATGGTGTATGGAATAGAATAAAAAATGCAAAAGATTTAACATCTTTTACTGATAGCTTTGGTATTACTCCCATGGTAAAAAATGTTAATAAAGATCCCGCATTTTTATCAAGGGTTCCTAAAGTAATGGAATTTTTAATAAACAGAAAATCCTTTTGGGCAAACGCTCTTAAATCGCAAATGGAGGCATTTTTTTCTGGTGCTAATTTAAAATCTGGCAATTCTTACTTTATCATGAGAGCAGATATGATTCCAAAAGAATATGATCCATATACTGCCTATGATGAATTATCACAAAAGGTTAGAGGTAAGTTAGGATTCAGAGGAACAATTGATAAAGATAAATGGAATCCTTCCGACGTATGGATTTTTACTAGAAAATCAATGAATGATTTGAAAAAATTCATTATGTTGTTTAAAAATCAACTTATCAATCAACCAGAATATTCTGTTAAGATGATGGAGAAGTTGAACAATAAGATATACTCATTATATCAAGACGGAGTTTTACTTCCTGTATCGTTGAAAGCACCCACAGGAAAAGCAAAGGTTGTATTTGAGAATGATGTGACATCTGATATTGTGAAGGTAGTGAAGTATGATGAAATAGATTTTTCAACTAATAACCAAGATGCAAAGATTAGGTTCTCTGTTGATCTTGTTGATAAGGAGAGTGGTAGAAAAATTAAACCTCAGTATATTAAAGGTATTATAAAAACTAAAACTGTATTATCTGGGGGAGCAAGACTTGAAATTGAAGCAGGTGGTGCAGCTAGATATGGATCCATGGGTACTGAAAATTATCAGTATTTGATAAGAGAAACTGATAGATCGGGCATACTTTCATTAAATAGAATTAGAAATAAAAAAGAATTTTTTGATTTAAAAAACAAGTATTGGGGTAGAACACAAGGTGCTCAATGGTTAGCAAGGGCAGAATACGTTAGAGAGTTTAAGAAAGATGCGAAAGCATTTAGAAAAGAAATAGAACCATATACACAAGAATTGTTCAAACATATTAACGGAACTGTATGGGATTCTGCATCAATAGAGATGAAAGCAAAGAGTCCAGAGGAGGCATATCTAAATAAAACACATGCAGGAGAAGTTGCTGTTGCTGTGGAAGATATCACATCAAATATAATGAGAGATATCACAGTAGAGAATTTATTTAACTTAGCAGCATCACAGGGGTTTGGTGCAGGAGTATCTTTATCACAACTACAAGTGAGAATGAAAATGCAAAAGAAAATGAGTAAGGAAATGAAAGAAGAATTTAAAACAATAGATGTGAGTAGTTCAAAGAAGTTATGGACTTCTTGTTTTTATTTGGTGGTAAAATAATGTCAGCAGAAACATTTAAAAAACAAATAATAGAATTTATTGAGAAGAATTTTAAAGAAAATAATTTAAAAAATGATGCTTCTATTGATAAAGAAAGCAAAAAAGGTAAAGTTATATACATTGATTATTTGAACACTAAGTATGACAAATTAGATGAATTGATGATTGAATTTTTACCTTTTGGTGTTTTTTCTCCTTCAAGTAGTAAAACACCATTGAAGAAAAATCAATTACCTAAATTACAGGGCAATAATACAGTTAGAGTTAAAGTTGGTTCGAAAACACCAGAAACAGTTCTCGTTAGTTTTAGAAGTTATGAAATATCAAGTGGTAAACTACCAACCGCAATTCAGGAACGAGGATCTACTTATGTATTAGATAGGGTTGTTAGAAATCGAAAAGGAAAATTTAATACTTACAAACAATTTTTGAATGATACGGATATTATGGACGTTTTAAAAGATGATGTTTTTAGTAATTATCAAGATAAAGTTGAAGAGTGGTTATTCACTTATTATGAACAACAAAGAACTTTTATAGCAGAATATTCAAAACCAAACTGGGAAAAATTTGCCTATGGCAATGATGATTTTGTATCATTCTTTTCAAAATATATTGTAGATCCTAAATTGGGTTTATATAATGATTTTGATGAAAAAATAAAAGTTAACAAATATACAGAATGGAACCCAGCTGACATATATGCGGTTAAAGATATGAAAAAGGTTAAAGGTGAACTAGATAAAATATTTCATAAGGGTGATAAAGATAAAATAGGTGCAAGTATGGTTGAATTAAATGGATATCTAATAGATATGTTGAAACATAAAAAATTAGTTGGTATATCTTTAAAAAAAATAAGTGATAAAACTATTGGTATTCTTGAAGAACGTAATACAAAAATACTTAAATTTAAAGATCCTCACGTTGAGGATAAAAATTTTACGATGAGTGATATTAAATTTGTAATTGATAATATATGGAACGGTAAATTTGTTTCTACAACTGTTAAATATGGCACAAGTTTTTCTTTGAGTGTGAGAAGTTCATCATCAGAGTTTGAAAACCTTGTGTTTGCTACTCAAATAACAGGAGCATCAGCTCAAGGTGGTAATGCACCCACTGACATGGTTGTAAAAGCAATACATGGTAGTAATACATCACAAAATAGATTTGTTAATGATCACAATCGTTATCCAGAGAAATATGAAGAATTTTATCAAAGCAAACCATCAGGATTAATTAAGTATACAACTTCCGATTATGAGATTTGGTTTAGAGATGTTGCAAAAAAATTTACTCGTTCACCAAAATACAAAGATTTTGAATTAGAAATTGGAAAACTTTATAAGACAGAGGTAAAAAAAGATGCTGCTATTGCTCAAACTAAATTAATGCAGTTACATTTTTACTATGACACTCTCAAAAAGTATAGTAATGATGAAAAATTTTGGTTAAGAATTTTATACTTAGGTATGAAGGTTGGAAAAATATTTGCACCTCATGCTAAAATATATGAGAGAGGAAAGGAATAATGAATAAAACCATCGACCAATTGATAAAATCCTTTGAACCTAGATCAAAGAATCGAAAACAAATCTTCAATGATTTTCTGCATCATTGTTTTATGACCATCGATACAATGATTACTTCCGAAAAACGTAAACGTAATCAGGATAAATATATTATTATGAGGCAAAATCTCATTAACTATCTTATCGCCAACGAAAGAAAAGTAACATCTAAACTTTATCGATGAAATCATTCTTCCAATTTTTCACTGAATCACAGGCAGTTCAACAAGCCACCCGTATGGGTTTGCAGAGTGACGGTCATGGTGGATGGTATAGTAAAGATGGAGAGTTTGTTGCAAAGACAGAAAGAGGACAACTTAAATTTTTTAATAAGAGACAGAGAATAGGTAAGCAAGATCCACCACAATCAGATAAAGAAAAGAAGTTATCAAAGACGACAATTGAGAAAGATAAACCAGTAGAGATGATTCCACCAGAGGTGGAAAAAACAAAAGGAACTTTGACGATTGCATTTGGTAGATTTAATCCACCAACTACAGGACATGAAAAACTTTTAGATACTGTGGCAACATCATCAGATGATGGAGACTATGTAATCATACCATCAAGAAGTCAGGATAAGAAGAAGAATCCATTAGATCCTGATATGAAAGTATCTGCAATGCAACAGATGTTTCCAAAACATAAGGATAAAATTATAAATGATGGAGCAAATCGCACCATCTTTGACGTATTAAAAAAAGCACATACTGATGGATATACAAATGTAAGAATTGTAGGTGGTAGTGATCGTGTTGCAGAGTTTGAGAAACTTACTGGAACTTACAATGGTAAACTTTATAATTTTGACAATATCGAAGTTCGTTCTGCTGGTAATCGTGATGCAGATTCTGATAATGTTTCTGGTATGTCAGCATCAAAACAAAGAAAGGCAGCAGCAGAAAATGATTTTGAAGGTTTTTTAAGAGGTGTTCCAACTTCGATGAATAAGAAGATGGCAAAAGACTTATTTAATAATGTAAGAAAAGGAATGAATATCAAAGAGGGTTGGAACTTATGGCAGATCGCACCTAAGTTTGATTGGAAGAATTTGAGAGAAAATTATATAAATGATAAGATATTTAAAATGGGTCAAATTGTAGAGAATGTTAACACTGGATTAGTTGGTAAAATTATTCGTAGAGGAACAAGTTATTTAATATGTGTTACAGAGGATAAAATCATGTTCAAATCATGGATTAAAGATGTATCTGAATCAGTTGTAAATGGCACTGAAGTTGGAGGAGTTCCACCAGATCAAAGATTAATTGGCACTGATTCTCATCGTAAATATGTAGAGACAATGGTGCCTGGTTCTTCCTACGGGAAACATTTCATAAATAAATATAGAAAAAAGAAAATTGACACAAAAAATGGGTAACATAATATCTGAAGATGCTGCAAAACCAGTACAAGCTGGAGCGGGTGCTGCCGATAAAATTCGTAAATCTGCACGTCAACTTGCGTATGATGTTAGATATAAAGTCAAGCAAGGATTTAAGGACGGTCAGAAAGCAGATCCAGTTTCACTAAAAAGAGCATACTTGTCTCAACTTGGAAAGTCACCTGCACCTGGTAATGTAAAACAGTTGGCTAAAAAAATGTTAGTTGGTGAAGAGTATGATTTTGTTGATGTGTCAAATAGTGTTTCGAAATTAGTTAGTAAGGTATTTTCTGAACATCATCGGAAAGATAAGGATGGTAATACAATTCCTCATGAGATGGGTGGTGCACATAAGCTTATTGAAGAAGAATCTGAAGGTGGTAAGTATAAGATTCGTGTCAAAGATAAGAAAACTGGTAAGTCATATGTTCGTATGGCAACTCGTGATAAAATTTCAGAATTGAGAAAGAATCCAAATATTTCATCAGTTGAAATGACAGGTTATGGAACACCTTATGAGGGTGAGAAGAAGAAAGGTGAACAGACTGCTAAAGTCAAATCAGGTAAAGGTTTAGATCCAGTTGGAAAAGAAGATGGTGATATTAATAATGACGGTAAAAAAGATAAGACAGATTCATATCTCATGAATCGTCGTAAGGCTATTGGTAAGGCAATGGCAAAAGAAGAATTTATCGGTGAGGTTGCAGAAACTGATAAACCAGATGCGAATCAGAAGAAAATGGATGTAATGAAAGGTAAGAATAAAATCAAAATTAATCCTGATATGAAAGAAGAGAAGCATAATGATAAGAAAAAGGGTGAAGATGATGAAGGTAGTTTTGATGCAATGAAAGATTTGAAACCAAAAGAAGGTGATGATCCAAGATCCATGCCTACTCTTGTAAATCTCATGAAGAATAAGTTAAGAGCAAAAGGTTTAAACATGTCATTTAAACTAAACGGTGAGTTAGTTGATGAGATGTATGGTTCTGGTGGTGAAGAAAAACCTGACAAGTCAATTGAAACTCAGGAAAAGAAAGCAAACCAAATTAAAAAAATGGTATTGCGTAAGAAAATACAAGCAGTATCTTCTGGTGCAGGAAAAGAAATCATGGCATCTCATGAACCAGAAGGAGAATCTATCACAGAAGATCCTGATAAACTTTCTGATAAAGCATATGAAAGAGCAAAAACAATAGGTGCTAGAAGGAGAAGTTCTTACGAGTATAGAAAAAAAGGTAGTTTTGGTCCAGGTAAGAATGAAAGAGCAGGTTACAACTTATCTCAATCACAAAAAAGTCGTAATCGATCACCAGAAACACAAGCTGGTAATCAAACAGGTGGTGGTGCAAAATCGTTCGGATTTGCTAAAAACAAGAGCAACCCCATAAAATCCAGAAGTGGTTATGATTCTGGTGCTGAAGGGCATCGTAAGAAAAGAGATGAGAAAGTTACCACGAAGAAGGATGGAAAGACACCTTTGAAGACTCCTCGTTATAAGATGAGTGCTAAAAAGAGAATGGATCATCATAGTTCTAGAAGACAAGAACTAAGAGATCCTAAAAAGAATCCAAAGCATACTGCTAATATAAAGAAAGAAGAAGTAAATCCAACAGTTCAGTCAGCATTGGATTCTCTAAACTCAATAGTAAAAAAAAACTTTAATTTAGGTGAAGAAGGATACGATATCGCAAGAGATCAAGGAAGGGTAAGACCATCCAAGGATAAGAAAGACGGAACTTCATATCCACCAAGTGCAGAAATGAAAAAGACACAGAAGGTAAACACAGGACCTTCTGCAGCTGAAATTGTCAAAAAGAAATATGGCAAGGCTGTTATGAATTTGGGTAAAAAATAATGCCAGCACTATCTAAGAAACAACAAAAGTTTTTTGGAATTGTTCGTGCCATACAAAAGGGAGAGCAAGCTCCAACCACACCTGAAACTGCAAAGGCAGCAGCAGACATGAAAAAAAGTGATGTAAAGAAGTTTGCATCCACAAAACATAAAGGTCTTCCTGAGAAAAAAGTTACGAAGGAAGATACTCAAAAGAATTTTAAAGAGCAGTTAACATATAAGCATTTTGTAAACAAAGCAAAAGAATCATCAGCAAGAGTGGCAAAAAACAAAGAAAGGCAGAGAGAGATGAATGTTATGGCTGCCTATAAAGATAAAAAAGAGAAAGGCATTAAGTTTTACGACAAGAAAGGAACAGGTAGAATTAAGGCAGGTAAAAAAGTTTATGATTAGTTGCTATATAATATAGTATACTTTTTATAATCATGCTTTCATTTTTACTTCCATTTGCATCAAAAATTATTAGTGATGCAGTAAACAAGATTCCCGATGACGCAGAACTCGGAGAAAAATTAATCGACATATGCCTTGTAATTATAGGAAAGGCAGTTAAATTGACTAAAACTGATGCAGACGATAAGTTATTTGCACAGGTAGAAAAGGCAATTAAATCACGTTAATTTCAGACTTATATAAATATCTTTAGAAAAGAATTATTAATAGGTAAAAAACATGTCTCTTTGGGGAAATTCCGATAATGTAACGTCACGAGGGACTGTATCACTCGATTATAGTACAGGACAGGTTACAGGTAATGCAGGTGGAAGTGGCACTCAGTTTGGTACTGCTGGATCTGCTCAAGTTGGTAATGTCATAAGGTTTGGTCTTGTAGAGGGAACTTATTTTGGTGACGCTGTTATCACAGGCATTACTAGTGAGAGAGTATTAACCATAGGTTCTACTGCTGGATTATCAGGAGCAGCAATTGCTTCCACAGATTTCTTTGTGAGTGAACTTCCAAAATCTTCTGTATTGGATTCTACTTATAGTGAAAGATCAACTACTGCTGATAGAAGAGTTTATGGTATAACCACAACTACAGATTATTATGATTCTACTGGTGCATTCAGAACCAGTGGTGCTGGATGGGTTGGTGTTACTACATATATACAAAACAATGCTGATGGAACTACTACATTAAGAGTTAAATCTGAAATACTTGTAGCTCAATCTGGCATTTCAACTGGTGCAAACAGTATCTTATATCCAACTAACGAAGGTTAATTTTTGTAATATGATATGAAATTTGATGAATTGAATGAGAGTAATTACATGCTCTTTGCTATAAAATTCTATGACAATCCACAATCAGTCACAAAAGAAGACTTTGAGGATGATTTGAAAAGAATTAAATACATTAAAAGATTGTTAAAACGGTATCAAAATAATGGTGAACTTAAAGTTCATTTGATACTTAATCATTTAACGGTCTTATTTAATGTCTTTAATGAGGCAACAGTTCCAATTTTGTTTTATAACTTAGAAAAAGATCTTTGGCCAAGTATTAAAAGTTTCTTAGTTTTTTTGGGTAGGATTCCTGAATATCCAAAAACTGAAATTAACGATATTGAAGAAGATCCTGAATGTCTATCTCAATTACGTTCACTATAATGGATATTGATAAAGTTATTAAGAAGATTCGTCAATTGAAAGAAGAGATGGCTTCTGGTGGAATACCAACCAACAATGCAAGTAGTGGTAATATCGCAGGTCTACCACCTGATAGTCCTCCTGTAAAACAGAAGAAAAGATACATATATTCAGGGAGGGGATCACGTAAAATGTGGTTGACAAACAAGAAAAATGGATGACAATACGAACGTCAATGCAGCAATATTAGAAAGATTAGAAAAAGTTGTCGAATCTCTACAGGAAAACTCTGTAAAGATGGGGCAACTTCTTGCTGTTCATAATGAAAAGTTAGATAAGCAAGATCGTATTGATGCAGTATTGTTTGAGAAGATAGAGCAAGTAGACCAGAAATTAGATCGTCACGCAGAGAGTATTAAGAAAGGATGTGAGAGAGACATCAAACTTGTAGATAATCGTTTAAGAGTCATAGAGAAGAAGATGTGGACAATCGCAGGTGCACTGACTATTATCAGTTTTGTAGTGTCACCGATTGGACAGAGATTTGTAAAAGGATTGACAACAACACCACAATCAAGTATAATAATAGAAAAGTAATTACTTTGTAATGAGTGAAGTTGAATTTAAGAAGCATCGTGTGTTCCGTGAGACACAGGATGTTATTTTTTATGATATATCTGTAGATGAATCAAATGCAGCAGATTTGGTTGTGCATACTGGGTCTGCCACATCTCCACCTGCTGACTGTGTAGGTGGTAAGCAGTTTTATATTCATGGGTTTCAAGATGATTATAATCGAGTTGTATCTGGTGAGAGAACATTTGAACTAGTAAATCTTCAATGGAAATATAAGTACCATATCGTACATCTTAATCGTCAGAGTGGTGCATTATTAATACCTCGTGGTACATTTCATCGGTCTGTATCAGGAGAGAATGGTTCGATTGTAATTAATCAGGCAAAAAGATATGATGGATTCAATCCTCAGTCGGAATTTTATCCTGTATCCACTGCTGAGAATATGGATTTATACAATGTTCTGAAAAATGAGACACCAGTTGTGCATACTTTAGGTGAGTAATGGATATCGTTGATTCGAAATACATTGGTTTAATATCATCAAGATTACAGAAGTTTAAGAGAGTCAAAGCAGATCTTTATAACTTCCGTTGTCCAATTTGTGGTGACTCTCAGAAGCACAAGAACAAGGCAAGAGGATATTTCTATCAGGTAAAGACAAATACAAACTATAAGTGCCATAATTGTGGAGCAAGTTTATCATTTAATAATTTTCTAAAACAAATTGACAGCACACTCCATAAACAATATGTGATGGAGAAGTTCAAGGAGGGTCATGCAGGTGGTCGAAACTTTGTTGTCGAGGAACCAAAGTTTGAATTTAAAAAACCAGTATTTAGAAAAAAGTTAGATTTACCAAGGGCATCAGAGGTTACAATAGCAAAGGAATATCTTGAAAAAAGAAAATTAGATCCAACTAAATTTTTCTTTACAAATAAATTTAAACAGTGGACGAATACACATAAACAAACATTTGACAATATCACTAGAGATGAGAGCAGGATTGTAATTCCACTATACGATGTCGATAATAATTTGATAGGATTTCAAGGCAGAAGTCTAGGTCCTAACTCTGTTAAATACATTACCGTGATGATTAATGAAGAAGCACCAAAAATTTATGGACTTGATCGAATCAAAACTGAAAAACCCATTTACGTTTTGGAAGGTCCCTTCGATTCCACCCTCGTGGAAAACTCGGTTGCTATGTGCGGTTCCGATATTGATATTGGGACGTTTGGTTGGAGCGATTATATTTGGGTTTTTGATAATGAACCTCGCAACAGAGAAATCGTCAATCGAATCTCCAAAGTTGTTAATAGAGGAGATCAAGTAGTAATATGGCCACAAAATGTAAATGAAAAAGATGTGAATGACATGATACTTTATGGACATGATGTCATGAGTATGTTAAAATCAAACACGTACTCAGGATTAAAAGCAAAAATTAAATTCAACAACTGGAAAAAAATATGAGTAATGGAACTAAAGTCGTAAAAAGAGATGGTTCAATTCAACAATTGGACTTAGAAAAGATGCATTTAATGGTAGAAGAGGCATGTAAGGGTCTTGCAGGGGTCTCTGCGAGTCAGGTAGAGATTCAGTCGGGGATACAGTTTTATGACGGTATAAGCACCGCAGAGATACAGGAGATCTTAATTAGATCTGCAAGTGATCTTATTGATTTAGATCACCCTAATTATCAATATGTTTCTGCAAGACTTCTCCTTTTTGCATTAAGGAAAAATCTATTTGGTAGAATACATGAATTACCAAATCTTAAAGATCATGTAGTCGATTGTGTGGATAAGAGAATATATGATTCAGAAATATTAAACTCATATTCTGATGAAGAATTTAATAAATTGCAGGGATTTATAGATCATGATCGTGACTATTTGTTCACATATGCAGGTTTAAGACAGGTTGTAGATAAGTATTTGGTTCAGGATAGAAGTTCTGGTAAGTTATATGAGACACCTCAGTTCATGTATTTGTTAATTGCTGCTACAATTTTCTCTAAATATCCACAAGAAACTAGATTAGATTACGTTAAAAAGTATTACGATGCCATTTCCAAACACAAAATCAACATACCAACACCAATCATGGCGGGAGTCCGTACCCCTCTTAGACAGTATGCCAGCTGTGTTCTTGTGGATATTGATGACACCCTCGATAGCATCTTTAGCAGTGATATGGCTATCGGCAAGTATGTTGCACAGAGGGCGGGTATCGGTATCAACGCGGGTCGCATCCGTGGCATCAACGCTAAAATCAGAGACGGGGAAGTTCAGCACACAGGTGTTGTCCCGTTCCTCAAAAAGTTTGAAAGCACTGTCAGATGTTGCACTCAAAATGGCATCCGTGGTGGATCAGCAACTGTCCACTTCCCCATCTGGCACCAAGAAATAGAGGATATTATAGTCCTTAAAAACAATAAAGGAACTGAAGATAATCGAGTTCGTAAACTTGATTATAGTATTCAGTTAAGTTCATTATTTTACCAGAGGTTTATTGATGATGAGAGCATTAGTTTATTCAGTCCTCATTCTGTTCCTGGATTGTATGATGCTTTTGGCACTGCATCCTTTGATGAATTATATGTTGCTTATGAAGCAGACGATAGAATACCAAGAAAAACTATTAAAGCACAAGAACTGATTCTTGCCCTATTGAAAGAAAGAGCAGAAACTGGTAGAATATATTTAATGAATATTGATCACTGCAATACTCATTCTTCATTTGTTGATAAAGTGGAGATGAGTAATCTATGTCAGGAGATCACATTACCAACCAAACCTATACAACATATCGATGACCAAACTGGTGAAATTGCTCTCTGTATCCTTTCTGCTATTAATATCGGTAAGATACGTGATCTATCCGATCTCGAAAGTCTTTGTGATCTTAGTGTTAGGTCTCTTGACGAACTTATTGATTTTCAAGGATACCCCGTCAGAGCAGCAGAAATCGCAACTAAGGCACGTAGATCCCTTGGTGTTGGTTTCATAGGTCTTGCACATTATCTTGCCAAGCAAGGTGTTAAGTATGAGGATCCAAAAGCATGGCAATTGGTACATGATTTAACAGAAGCATTTCAATATAATCTAATAAAGTCCACGGTGAACCTTGCGAAAGAAAAGGGTGCATGTGAATATTCTTCTCGAACTAAATATGCACAGGGGATACTTCCCATAGACACTTATAAAAAAGATGTCGATGAACTTGTGCCAAACAATTTAAAATATGATTGGGATTCTCTTAGGTCACTTGTCAAAGAGTACGGAGTCAGGAACTCAACTCTGTCCGCACAAATGCCATCGGAGAGCAGTTCCGTTGTGTCTAATGCCACAAACGGAATTGAACCACCTAGAGGATACTTGTCCACTAAGAAGTCAAAAAAAGGACCTCTTAAGCAAATTGTT